TTGCTTTACGGTAGGACGGGTAAGAGTAACTGAGGATGTGTAGGGTATGCCTACGTATGCTTCTGTGGGGCTGCCGCTGTAGTCACCATTTACTACGATGGTGTTGCCAAAACTGCTAACATCTCTCGTGGCTTTCGTTCCTCCTTGTGACCACACTTCTGCAATACTGTAGCCTAATCCTCCGTCTGTAATAGTAAAGTTGCTGACTGCACCACCTGATACGTCAAATGTAATGGTTGCTGCCGTAGTAGGGTTGCCGCCTGTGAGTATTAACTCATATCCTGTATCGTCTGTGTACCCTGATCCACCTGCATTTACTGTTACTGCGGTGATGGTTCCACTTGAGTTGTAAGTTACACTTGCGGTAGCACCCGTCCCTGCTCCTCCATTACTGAAATCAAACACAGGCCCAATCGGATACCCTGCATTAATCGTGGTCTTATCAGTACCAGCATCATAAGATGGAGAGAGGCCCGACACTGCACGTCTTTTATCTAAGTGAATTGCGTAAGATTCTCCAGTGTCTACAAGCCCACTCTCCAAAGACATTTTCTCAAGGTGCGTATTCGTACCATCTTCCGTTACCAAGTACAGGTCACTCTCAATGAAGAAAGCATTCACAATATCATCTTGGAATGTGAACCTACTCCACGCACTCTGCACCCTCTCATTGCCACGCCAGAAATATTTATATACGTAGAGGTCAGTTGTGCCGCTACCGTTGCTTGTAGTGGCTACTATGATGTCCTCGGTTGGTGATCCGACCAGTTGCTTGATGTTGGCGGGGATATACTTAGGCACTTGTCCTGTGATCTCCTCACCCCTGAATGTATCGGTGTTTAGATCAATGGCGTACTCATTGACTCCGTTGTAGCTATTGCGTGGAAATGGGAAGTAAATAAAGTTACCCTGGGTCAATGGTTCGACTCCAGCAAGTGCAGTGTATTCCGTAGTCGGAGTTACATTGATTGTCTTAGGTGTCAGTAGTTCATTGCCTTTGATGACAAACTGCGTCTCATCACTAAACACAATCAGCTTCTCTTGGAATGTGGCTACATGCTTGAGGTTGCTGACTTTCGTGTGAGAGATACCCACATCAATCGGTGCTGAGTCTAGTAACTGTAAAACTGTGGTGCGAAAGAAATTGTAGTATTCATCTGCTTCCGAAAAGATAATGTTCTGACCACTAAGGAATCCGAGTCTGTTCTTCCAGAAGAAGATGTTCTCGATAGTCCTTGTTTCAGTTGCCGTGCTTACAAAACTTGGTGCTGGGTTGGTTTCCGTATCACCAACAAGGCGAGTTCCCCAAGTGTTTGCTTCGATGTAGTAGTTCGATTGTGCTGCTGGTTGCGGTTCCAACTTATAAGGCATGTCCGTTGCCGTAAGTGCTGTTGCTGTACTTGGTGCTACCGTCTCTGTCCATTTACCTTTGTTGTGATTATAAAGCGTAACATGTGCGGTTGCTGCCTCTACTGATGTACCTGCGTCACTAAAATCTAGAGTAGGTGTAGATGTATATCCTGATCCCCCGCTTGTTAGTGTGATGGTATCTACACGGTAATTACCATCGAAATTCGCAAGCGTGAATGTACCCGTTGCTGCCGTAGTAGGGTTGCCGCCTGTGAATATTAAATTGTGTGGGCCTGCTGTAGCATCGCTATATGATGAGCCTTTAGTTAGGAGGGTGATGTCTTTAATCGCACCATCAAAGCTATCTCCAGACAAGTTCTCAAACTTCACATAATAGTCGTCTTGTGCTGTTTCTAGATCACCATTTATCTTTGTGTTATTCTCCTCAAAGCAATGAACAGGAAGATCCGTAACGCTATTAACCTCATCCTGAATCACACCCACACCCTGCTCTGAAACTGAGTCTGATGCCTCCACTGAGAAGCTGTCATTACCTGTATATTCTATCAGTATTGCATCACCATTTGTTGCATCGCTATAATTTGTGCCTTCAACAAGTGCGGTGGTTACTGTGCTGTCAAAACTTGCAAGCGTAAGTACAATGTCAGAAATACCTTGGTCTATGATTGCTGCCCATAACCCTTGTGCGATTGAGTCAGTTTGTGCATCTGTGACATCTCCTGTTGCGTACCCTGCGTCAGTTGATGTCGAAACTGTTGTGCCGTTAATTTCTGACTGTGCCGCTACTGTCCCATTTCCAGATAAAAACTCGCATGTAGTCTTAACTCCGTTGATAATAATATCAATGGCATACTTTCGCTCATACGCACCCTGCTTAATAAATACTACCGCCTTCTTTACCGCTGCATCACTATCAGTCCCTAACGCACTAATGCTTTGCGTCTTATTCAGGATATACGTGGTATCTGCTACTGTTAATGCTCGCAGGTTTTCCCTTGGGTTTGTGTCTTGTAGATAACTAGGGTTGATGTTGGTTGTCGTAGTTAATGCAGAATCATCATACAGATCAATCTCACTACCATCTGCGGTGTCGTAGATCTTTGGGTTCTGACTCTCTCCACTAGGTTCAATAACCAGCACGTGCCGATTACTTGCGTCCCTATTTATCAGGTGAACAAAGCTATCTGGATGAATGTCACGATCACTGCCTAATTCCCCGACAAATTCAGTGAATGGTCTTTTTCGCAACCCATCGACCACGCTACTAAGCATGTTCTCTTGTGCCTCATGCTGTCCAGCAAATCGAAGGTTATCAGGTTGCTGTGATACACCTTGAGCCAGATTAGGTATGCTGGTGTTTACGAGTGGCATTATCTGCGTAGCGTAATAGTGGACAGTTCGTTGTCAAATATTGTGTGGTCAGCATTCTTGGCATTACTGCGTCTTGCTAATGCTTTTGCTTCTAACTCGTCTCGCAAGGTAAAGACTTCAATCTCTCCACTTCCGACGAATCGTGCTGCCATCTTGCGAGCTGCACGTATAGTAATCCATTGCCTGAATTGTTCTGGCAACTCTGTAAAGTCTAGTAGGAATACGATGTCTACTTCCAAATCCTGCGTAAATGTACTGCGATGGTTCTTCTTGTCGTACAGGCTTGTGCCACGCTGCACTACATCAATGTCGCTATACTTATTTACCTCCGTGTCTACTTGGAGCGTATTACTCGGTACGGTAATTGTGTTGTCGTTTGCCCTGGTTAGCGTGTATTTCTTCTCGCTATTGAAATGCCACCCCTTTGATTGTATTTCCCTACTGGTATTGTCGAGCAGTGTTTCTGCTTGTACTGCTTGAATCGGTTTTCCTGATCCCGCATTCAGTGTGTTTACTGGTGCTTCACCAATGGCCCCTAATATCTCATTAACGGCTTCGAGTTTAGTTGATAATGTAAGAGACATGGTATCAGTCTGGTAAAGGGGCCAGCAGGCTAACTATGGACAAAGGAATGCCCACTGGCCCCGAACCAGAAGGAAGGTTATGCTACAAGCTCAAGCATTGCTTCAGGACGAAGGATGCCGTGACCAAGAGCGTATTTAGCCAAGAACAATGTGCCTTGGTACTCAGGTTTGTACTCAGACTCAGTTGCCAAGTCCATGAGTTGGACAGTACCAACAGCAGAGGTATGACCGATAAGACCTACCGTATTGCGGAAGTCACCATCGTAACCATTGCCACCAGATCCGAACACATCATTGTTGGAGTTGGAGTCATCAGTAGCAGTACCAGATGCACCAGAGTCCATGTTGGTGGTTGGAATGTGAGTGGACTTGAAGATTTTAATTCCAGCAATCTCGTACACTTTACCAGAACTAAGGCTACCACTTCCGCCGATGTCCATGTTTACAGCAGAGACAAGGCTCATGCCAGAACCATTTTCACCAGTAATCAGTGAGTAGTAATCGTTTGGTGCGAGAACTGCAAAACGTCCGTCTTCGTCAACATCGTTATTGTCGAGCTGTTCAGCCGCAACATAGAATGCTTCGATGAGGTTTTGAGCATCATAAGAAGCTTTCGTACCAGTAGTACCAGGTGCAGAGATGTCGCCGTTAGGAATGTCAACCTGTCCACCAGTCTTATTAGTCTGGGTGAGGTTAGCACTTGCACGAGCGGCAGCAATCATCACTTTACATACAGCAGTATCGTAACGTACAGCAAGGGCTTTCGCCAACTCACGAGCGTAGATACTGCGGATGTCGTAGTGATTCTTCATGTCATCCAAGTTGTAGAGCATCGTGGAAGAAATGAGCAGGTCATCAATGGTGATGATCTTTTCAGTCTTAGCGATGTCACTCAGGTAAGTGGAACTTGCTCCACCTTCTTGGATGATGTTCTTACCAGGCTGGTGATAAACAGCGCTTGCAATTCCAGTCACCGGGAAGGTAGCACTGCGGCCACTTGAGATGGTACGGGTAGTGTGTAGTTCACGGAAAACATTCTTTTCGTCGAACGTAGTTAAGATCTCTCCTGTGAATTGTTTCAGGAAGAGGTCGTTGAATCCACTGCCAGCCTGATTATTGTCAAACCGTGATGGATCGGTAATGCCTTCATTAGCCATTTGATCGGGTCTCCTATTTGGAAGTTAAAAGATAAGGGTTTAAGTTATCTCGCTCACTTTCCGTTAGGTATCTCCCGCAAGAGGCTACGTCTGTTTACGAAATCTATCTACACAAATGGACTATGTTTTTCATGTTGGCAAGTGTTTTCTTTTGTTAAAGTTATGTTAAGCTACTTTCGGGTCGGTCTTTGTGTACCTATCACACGTCCCATAAGGGCTTACTCCCTGTGCTGATCCCATTGATACCAGCAAACCACAGGAAAACTCGTCTGTGAAGCTGTGCTTACCTTTCTCAATCTGGACAATGTGTGATACTGAACGATGCCAGCAGGTAGCACATGACTGCTCTAATAGACTCTGTCCTGTGCGGTAGTTTACTGATTTGTGTTGCTTGTCCATAAATAAAAAAGGCCACGCACTACAACCAAAGTACGTGGCCCCAATAACCATAGTTCGTAATAACAATACACCAACTAACGCATACTATTTCTGCGAATCC